GTAGGAGCTGAACTTCCAGTGCTACGTTTGATTCTGATTGTGTTAGCCACTAGAAGTTGCCTCCGTCTGTAATTGTGCTAGTAGTCCAAGTTGCGTCAGCCTTAAGACTTGACGATGTACTGTCATAGTAAACGATAGATCTATTAACAGCATTATCTACGTTTATTTCGTCAGCAGCACTCGCTCCCTGTGGGCCTTGTGTCGCAACTTCTATGACTGAACTATTGTTTTCATCAACAGTTACAGTGTTTTTATTAGTGGTGACGTTAACAGTAGTCATGCAGTGTATCCTTCATCCATATAAATAGTACCTTCTATCCAGTATTCTTTCAGCCCTGCACCGTTAGTTAATAACACATCATATTTATATTCATCAGCAGTAAACGTAGTCGTTTGAGTATCTGTAAGCGTCCAAGTCCATGTCCCATTAGCTGCACTTGTTATTGCACAAGTAGCATCAGCAGCTTTTGTGGTGCGTCCAGAATCCCATATCTGACTTGCAATTGAATACCCAGTAAGATTTACCGCACTTCCTCCTGAGTCCTTCAATGTGACAGACACACTGTGATCCGATCTCCGTTGGATCGTCATGTCATACGTTCCAGGTGCTATCGCCATAGGAATCTTTGCTTATATTTTAAGTATATCAAGCTTATGCAGGTTTATTAGGCCAAGTCACTTCTTCTGGATTGGATAAAGTCGATGGTAAATCTCTAAGTGTTTGTCTATATTCCTTTCTTACATCACTCATCGTCAGGTCTGAACTAGCCCACCAATCCGTTTCTGCTAAAAGTTTATTACGATTTTCTCTTAATACAATCCATTTAGCATCGTGTCCATTACTCGAAATAATATTAGAAGTAAAAGTACAGTCCTCATAACTATCTCCTATTGATACTTCTCCTTCTGCAACAACAGCAATAGATCCTTCAGGTGGCGACCACAAAGTCATATCTCCATTCCATTCCACAACATTAATTACTTTTTTATCTTCAATGATTGCGTAACGAGCCATAGGTCTAAAAGCCTTCTTCTCTATTTTAGATAATTGGAATCCAATACTAACCCGATCACATTCACTTCCTACACAATGCCAAAAATAAGGCTTAGTTCCTGTAGCTGTAAAACGTCTTACAGTAATTCCCTTATCGTCATAATCAGTAATAACTTTTCCATCTTTGTAATATCTAAAAAATGATTTTTCTTGTTCTGAAGCGTAAGTAATATAAATTCGATCAGTTGGATGATTATGATTTGTGTGCCAACTCATAAAACCAGTGTCGGGATATAAAAAAGTCCCACTACAAGAAACATCTAAATCAGGAAATAAATCTTTTACAATCTTTTCTATTTCCTTCGCTGGTATATCTACTAACGCTTTAGAAAGATTATTTTTATTACTCTTTGGTATGTCAAAATCTATAAGTGAAAGAAGTCTCTCTTCCGATACATTATTTTCCCAATCAGGTATATATTTAGCTTCCGAATTTGCTTTTATTTTTTCCAGATACGGTTCAATTATTTCCTTTATTTTTTGATTTATTTCTGGTGGAAATGAATTACGAATTACCACTGGAATACAACAACATAACCTGCTCCACCAGCGTTACCTGTTGAGCCACCTGCGTCTGGATGATGTTTCCCAGCTCCGCCTTTTCCATAATCATAGGCCGTAAATTCTGGAGGATTTGGCCCAGAGTAATTTCCAACATTTCCATCCAGACCAACCGTTCCATGCCAGCCAAGTAGGTGATTGCTACAATTCCCAGCGCTACCTCCTGCTGTAGCAGTAAATCCAGAGCTAGGGGCAGAAGCGTAATTAGAACCGCCGCCGCCTCCAGCAGTACAAGTTGCACCCGAACCAGCAGGGTTGACAGAAGAGGAGCCTCCAGAGTTTCCGTTGCCAGTCGATGCTGCACCACCCGATCCTACTGTGATTACAGCACTAGAACCTAACTCACTTGAGCTATAAAACTTAAGCGCTGTTGCGCCTGAACCACCCTGACCTGAATAAGCAGGTCTATGGGGATTATCGTCATTATTAGACCGACCTCCTCCACTCGATCCTCCACCTCCAATAATAATAAATAGAAACCCAGACCTAGCCGTTTCAGGAGTAAAGGTTGTATTACTGGAAAAAGTACTAACAGATGCGCCTAGAGAAGAAACAGCCCAACTTAAAGCACTACCATCTGTCGTTAAAGTCTTACCGCTATTCCCTGATTGACTTGGTAATAAAGCCGCTATTCCTGCTGCTGCTGTTGTTGCACCCGTACCTCCATTGGCAACATCTGTTACTCCTAAAGACTTATAAAGACTCGAACTTAACGATCCAACCTCAATCCAAGATGTATTTCCAGCGTTTCTTACTTTTAAAACTGCTGGACTAGAAGAAGTATCAAGCCACTGCATAAATGCAGCTTTTGTTGATGGCTCGCTGTTCCCGCTATTTAATGTTTGAAGAGCTTCGAGATTGTCATTAATATCTATCCTCGCCTGTGGAAAGGTGACATTTTCTAAACGTTCTGAATTAGCTCCTCCTGTTGGGTTTGCTTGTGGCATTAGATGGCCCTCCCGAATCCTGTCACAGTGTACATAAATGCTGTATTCACATTACTCCCATTATTGAAGGTTGCGGTAAATCCTGTTCTACTCAAATTAGAAATACTTACATGTAACGTAGTACTAGAAGAATTTGGAGTGATTTGCACTTGTGGTGTTTGGTAAAACGGTTTTTCAAAAGTAACGTTATAAACCCCAGTAGAAGCTGAAGTGTTAGAAGCAACAGAAGCACTATCTGTTCTACCTAATAAATCTAAAGTCGATCCAAGGTCGCTAATTGTTACTTTTGCATCTGTGTTTGTTGAAGTAATAGAAGCTTTAATTTGCAATCCTCTCGCTCTTACAATTGCAGCTTCAAATTCTGCCCATTCTCCCCATGTAGGAGAAGAACTAGGATTGTCAGGTGTGGTTCTTACAAATAAATCTACATTCGCTTCATCAATAACATCTCCATCAATTTTTCCTGATGCTGCGTCAAATAAACCAGTTCTCGAATCCCAAGCTGCTCCTGTTGCAGCAATAGAATTACTAATAACCTCCTTTCTTAAAACAGCGTCATATTGAACACCAGAATGTCCAAAATCAAAAGTAGTTGCAAACGTATATTCTCCCTCTTCATCCCCATCAGCATAAAATGGATCATGGTATCCAGAGGACACATAAGGATTAGGAGTTAAAACTAAGTTGTTTCCTGTAATACCTAAACCACTATTGACTTTAGTACCACTAAAAGCTGTCTCTTCACTCCATGTCTTTACATTTAAACGTCTTGTTGAGGCAGGTAAAGTTGTGACAAATGAAGCAGGATTAACTGATTTATTGCCTAAGTAATCTTGAGCTTTAACAAAATACGTTCCAGGTAATAGAGGAACTTGTTTCTGAGTCGAAGCACCTGAAACACCATCAACAATCTTGTTACTCGTTAGCCAACTAGCACCTGAAGTTCTAGGGTCATGTCTGATGATAATTCGACCACCTAACTTAACATCTAACTGAGGGACTTCTTTCCAAGAAAGTACAGCTAATGTTTCCGAGATTGGAACCATTGATAAGTTTGTGATGTCATCTGGATTACCTTGAACACCTCTAACATCGTATTCACCAACAGCAGGTGTACTATAAAGAAGTCCACTAGAACTTAAACTGGCGACTTGAACTGCGTAAACTCCAGTTTTGACATCCATTAAATCTAATGTGGTTCCGTTTATAACTTCTGTTGTGAAATTGTCGTCTTCATGTCTCCACTTAACTCGATAACGATCTACTCCATCTACTCCTGACCAATGGAATGTAACCTTTACAGCAATCTTACCGTTCAATTCATATTGAAGCTCTTTTGTTGTACTTCCATCGTAACGAGGAATATCTAAAACTTGAACGTTAGAAGGAGCAGCAGGAATAACATTTAGATTTGTAGTATCTCTAGCCGTTAAAGCAATGTTTTGTTCTATATGATTGTATTTACTTGGATTATGATAAACAGCTTCAACCGTATAAAGAAAATCATTTTCTTCTTTTATACCTAAAACTCTCCAATATGAAGTCTGTAAATCTGTACTCTCTATAATCCAAATACTATTGTTATCAGGAACCGCTTGAAAACTTGAAGAGATATTAATAAGACCAGTACCCTTTACATAATCTGTATTCCAGTAATTGCCATCACAATAGCCAGCAATACCTGTAATATTATGCCCACCATCAAACGTTCCATCGGGTAATACAACTCCTAATGTCGGAGCTGTTGAAAGAGAAATATTTTCAACTTCTGCTCCACTATCTACTCCAACAGAATTAATTGTTGCTGATGTGATTTTTCCTGCCCTTCTAGCTCCAGCTTTAACAGGATCAGCAACAGAAATTAATTGCCCAGGCTTCAATAGCTGAGCCGTTACTAAACTAGAAGTAAAAGCAATTACTTCTCCATATTTCTCCTCATATAACAACCATTTTCCTAATCTATTAGCTTGCGCTCGACTGGTACAAGCAAAAGCAGTTACACTCTTTTTCACAACGCCCCTCTTTGCTATTTCACCTGCATCTTTAACAACTTCATACGCTCTATCTTTTAAAATTAAATCTAAATAAGCAACAACAACAACTGTAGGTTTTGTTTTTGAACTTTGATTGGTATAAGAAAAACCTTCTTCAGTTACATTGCTTTGGTTAAAGTTATAGACAGGATCAGAAGGTGAGTCTTGAGCAATCGTCAAACTTCCATCTTCCCAAAAACCTTGACTTCTCATGACTGAAAGAAGTTGATTAACTACGTTATACGCTTCATCCGTTGAACTAATTGTTGCATTGCAACTAAATCTTGCTTCCTTGGTTGTTACCCCATCCAAAGTGTACTCAACTTCTTCATTTGCATATTTACTGGCACGAAAAAACGCCCATTTATCCAATTGGGAGTTATCAAAATGATCCCCAAGACCAAATCTTTCATTTAACATCAACGCATATAACAACCAAGAAGGACAGGAAGTCCAAGTTGCAGCTTGGAACGTTCCGTCCCATACAAAGTTAGTTGGGTATATGATTCTTCCTGAATCACTGTCAACTGTAACTCCAGTCGGAATCTGTACTTTTAAACCTTTAATGTCATATTTTCTACTAGGTATGGAACTAAACTGTTGGGCATCAAGTCTTACACCGATTAAGGCTGTATTAGGATAAGTTTGTGTGTCAAATTTAACAGTAGTAAATGCACTCCATGTAAAGGAATTAGATAGTAAAGAATCACTACTGTCATCAGTTACTCTTGTAACTTTTACCGTGTAAATTGAATTAGGATTATCTTCTTTGTTTAACCTTATTTCGTACTGTCTGTTATAAGCATCACCTGTCCTTCCTCTTATAGTGTCATCTATAACTTCATCATAAGCAGTATCATTCCCTGTTGATATATTTGTGTATTTAATTGCTATTTTTAACTGAACATGTGTACCTAAAGTATCTCCGTTTTTGTTATCTATTTTTTGAAGAACAGGAATAGTAATTTTAACTCTTACAGCATCAACAGTTGTATCCGATATTGTTCTTGTTACAGGAAATTCTTTAGTAACAGGAACATTAACAGCCGTTGCAGACAAGATTGCAGTTGATGATTCTAAAGGAATATAAGATTGATTTGCTGTTCCTGTCCTTTCGTATAAATCTACGTCTTTAAAGTTATAAGTTCCATCTGAATTTTGTAAAGCAGTGTCATTAAAGAAAACAGATTTAAACCCATTTGCAAGACCTTCAATTGGCCCTTCTGCTATAACTTCAGTTATATTTGCAAATTCTCTACTGTCTAAACTGTCTCTAGCAGTACGAGGAGTTCTATCACTACCTTTGTCACCTTTACCACCACCACCAGCACCAATAATTGTTGTAGTCATGTGTCCACCTGAACGGTATCAATACCTGCGCTGACAACAACGCTTCCTGTTATTGTACGTCCCAAAACAATAGGGACAGGAACACCAGCAGCATTTGTATTGGTGATGCCACTAAAATTAAACGATTCTCTAGGGTCTTCAGTTTTCTCAGGTGTTTTAGGAGTAGGAGCAAACATCCCTGCTATGCCTCCGAAGATGAGTCCAGCACCTATTGAAAATAAAGCTTGAGTTGCAAAACTAGCACCAGCTAAAGACCCAGATACAGAAGCTTTTGCAAATAAAGCACCTGCCGATAATCCACCCGTAGCAAAAGCTAATCCAACCAAAGCCGCACCTAAAAGTATTTTTCCTGTATTACCTCCAGCTCCAGTAATAACAGGTGTAATTAATATCTCACTCTTACCAATTGGATCTTTTAATTCATCAAGTCCTATTGATGTATTTCCTACGCATACAACATATTCTCTTTCTGCCATGTGACGATCTAACCCTGCGAAATTAGCCACCAACATTCTTACGCTTTCTGCTACATCAGCTATATCAGCAACAATCTCTTTCCTGCCTGTAAATTCAGCCAGTTCCCCATATAGCTTTACTGTTCTCATGCCTTAATTTCTTACCTGTACTTGATTGTAACCAATCTCCATAACAATCTCTACAACTCAAGCGATTCTGAAGATGATGCAATACATTTCCATCCCCTAAATACACTGCACAATGATTTAATCCAGATGATCCAATCGACATTAACAACAGATCACCCTTTATTAATTTCTCATTCCTTAGCAACCTAAACCCTGTTGCTTCATACGCTCCATCAAACATCGGAGCATTAATAAATTGCTCTGGATCGTCTGGTCTATCCCAATCTCTTAACTCTAATCCTTCCTGCTTGTACCAATCTCGTGCGAGAGTCCAACAATCCTGTACTGCCCAAACCCATTGCCTCGATAACAAAGGTGAGATATAAACTCCAGAAGGATTGTATGTAGTCCATTTTTCCATTCTAGGGTTAACGATATACCACGGGATCTTTCCTTTACTAGCAGCAACTTTGTCTGCCTCAGACGGTTCTGGTGCAGATACAGGGTGACTATGAACAATCGCTAGGATTTCTCCTTTCTCTTCTGCCCTTGCATAATCAATTGCAGCAATCTGAAACATCTGTTCAGGATATTTAGCAACGTTTTTACAAGGCCAATATTTTTTCTTTCCCTTGACTAACAACAAAAGGCCACAAGCTTCTTTTGGATCAGCTTCTTTTGCCGCTTCTAATGCTGTATGTTTCCAGTTAATAACTGAACGTGCCGACTCCAGGGAAGTCATCAGGCAATATCTGTCGTTTTGGTAATCTTACTCCAGCCAAATCAAACGCACTACACATTTCGTACGAAATAACATTTCTATTCTCCATTGATTTTCGATCTATAAAATAAATATCTCTAGGTCTAAAATAACTTGTTGGATCGGCATCACTATTTGATCCACCAGTAAAATTAACAGCATCTAAATACTTAGATAGAGTCCGAGTTCTAGTAACTTTGCAACCCTCTAAAGTTATGGTATTACGAGGTAAAGCATTACCATCAGCATCAACATTTAATAAAGCCAATATTGTTGTAAACGTACCATTAAGATTTGCAACTGAGATACTGGGTCTAGGTAATGTTCCTTGACCTGTGGCTTCATATCCTTCTGCTTTTAATGGTATTGCAGTATAAGTATTTCCTTGCCATACAATGTCATTCCCTAATTCATTTTTTGTATTAGTAAATCTATATGTCGTTGTCGAACTATGTTGGGCGGTATTTAATTCAAAATCAAATAACTCAACAATTGTTTTAGCATCAGATCCTTGCAAAGTTCTTTGCAAGTTAAATTCACCTTCGCCTTCTGCGTAGTCAGCGACCCAGTAATTAACAACGCAATACAGCATTGATTTATGCAGTTACAGCTTTTATAACAGCAAAACGAATAACAATTGCTTCACTCAATGATCCTGCTGAAATGTTAGTCACATTAATTGAAGCTGAACCTGCTGCTGCTTGTGCGTTTAAAACATACTTTCCTGCTGTTCCACCAGAGGAATGGTTTAAGGAAACGACATCAGTCGCTGCAATCGTTGAGTTAGTAAGAGTAAAAGAAACAATGGCATTAGCCGCTAACGCAGCTCCATTCATTGTGACTGTTCCACATTTTTTGTTAAGTGTAACCGCAGTCGATTTTGAACTAGCTTGAGTTACTGTTCCACCGTCACCAGTAATATAACCAGCTTTGTCAGTGTTTAAATTTGTGAAATTAGCATCAACTTCTGTATGAGTTAATGGTGAGCCTTTGCCAGCTCTAGTGACAATGGTACTCATGCTTCAAAAACCTGTCTAAATGTTGCACTTATAGTAGCTCGATTTAGGTAAGGTATTGATTTTGTCCAACTATCGCACACCCATTTATAAGAAGTTGTAGTGTCAGGAGGTGTCCAAGTAAAGCTTGCTCCATCTGAAGCTCTGTTATCTAAGAACGTAGAAATTGTATCTGCATCAGTCTCACTAATATTTTGCCAACGTAAACTCCATTGTTTTGGATTCTGATTAAGTCCTACGTTTACTCTGATTTCATATCCATCTCCCATGCTGGCAACACGGGTTTTAGGAGTATTTCTTTGGTTTGCTCCATACGAAGGAGCAGGACTTGTTGGAAATGTTGCCATTATCTACGAGCTAAAAGCCCTCCTGGTCGTTGCTGATTAGCAATTTCAGATTGAACTGCTGCTGCCAGCATACTTCCAAGTTGCTCAGCTTGCCCCGCATCTCCTTCAACTGACGAACCAGAAGCATCTACATTAACAACGACACTTGTTGAACCTCCCATTGCATGATTTGGAACGATATTACCGCTAGAACCTGGGACAAATAATTCTGGGCCTTTCTCTCCTACAACATAAGGTGATCCTCCTTTTACTGGGCCACCTGAAGCTCTTCCGAATACGTTAGAGAAGAAACCACCTGTTCCTCCTGTCATCCCTATCAAAGCAGCTTCAACACCGTAATTTAATAACGCATTACTAATTCTTTTAAACGTATTAGAAGCAACTTCTCCTAATGTCTTCGTTCCATCTATTGCTGCATTAATACCTTCGACTAATCCATCCTTAACGGATACTCCTATATCTTTCCACAATTGATCCATTTCTTCTAATGTATCTACATGCAATTGATCCATATCAAGAACAAATTTAGCTAATATTTTTTCTTTTAATCTTTCATCTGTGCCAGCTTTTAATAACGCTATTTTTGTTGTATGTAATAATATTTGACTGCCAAGATTAAATTCTGCTTCTTTATCTAATTCTCCTCCTTGTTCCATTGCCTTTACTTTTTCCATTCTGACATCCAATATGTCCATCTCTAATTCATGTATTTTGTTTAGCTTGATCTCGTTGTCAGACTCAGAAATACTTGGAGTAATTCCTTGTGTTATTTGTCCTACTAAAGGTAAATTATTCGTTGCTTTTACACCGTCTTCTACTTCCCAGTCTTTAGTTGATGCTCTGTAGAGTTTATTATATGCTGTTATCTCATGGTCTGGCCCCACATGACCTTTTGCCAGCATTTCTAATTTTCTTGAAGCACTTCCACCTTTAGGGTCCGTTAAATGTTTAGTAAGATCATCTTTTATGCTATTTATAAAATCTTGTTCTTTTTTTGTAAAATCAACAATTCCCGCATCTCCTAAATCAAAAGTTCTACTAGGAGATTTACTTCCTGGCAACATATTTATAAGATCATTAATAAGATCAATAAATCTAACTAATGGGCCACTTGTTAGTATTTGCAGTGAAACAGTAAGTTCTGTCCATTTTCTATTTAATAATTTAGATTCTTCTTTTAATTTTTCTAACTTAGTAAGTGAATCTTTACCAAATACTTTTACCCATTCTTCTGTCAACATTGCAGCAGCTTTACTTGAATCACCTTGTTTAATTAAAGCTTTTACATTCTCTTTTATCCTGTCAGAACTAAATAACGCCTTTTCACTCATAAAGTCAAAAGTACTATTAACACTACTTAAAGATTTTCCAAGCTCAACAACAGAAACAATTGCACTTTGGAACGATGCAACAATTTGAGTTCCTATTAACGATCCAGCAAAACCTCCCTGTTGTCCTTTCATTCCTCCTACATAGCCACCAATAGCACCACCAGCAGCAGCAAATGGCCCTTGTCCAAAGAGTAAGGGGAACGCTCCTCCAATCATTGCGCTTTGTCTTGCCCCTTGACGTAACCTTCTTTTTTCTGTTGCTGCTTTTAAACGTCTATCGAAATCTTGTAAATCAGCAGCATTTTTCTTCTTATCATTAGCCATTTCCAACTGTGTAGCTTTATTGTCTTTTGCTATACGCTCTTGCAACATTTTGTCTTGATCAGACACAAATAATTCCATTTGTTGCTCTTTTTGAGCTTTTAAAGTCTCTGTATATTTTCTATTTGCTTTTGTTGCGGTATTAATTAAACCTTCTAGTTTTTCTGCCTGTTTTGTAGGACTTGCTTTTTCGTATAATTTATCTCTCTTTTTGATCTCAATATTTTGTCTTTCTTCTAGGTCAACAACTTTTTGTAATTGAGTCTTAAATCTACCACTTGTCGTATGTAAACTATCTAGTTCAGCTCTCGCATCTGCTAGGTTTTCTTTCAATCTGTCAGCTAATGGAGCACGATCTCCAAAACTATGAGGCGCACCATAAATTTCATCTAACTTATCTTTTAATCTTCCCTCTCCCGTCATCATAAAACGAAGAGGCCCAAACAAATTCTCAATTAATGATGTCTTATTCTCTGTTGGCCCTATACTTCCTCCTGTCTTTCCAAATTTTGGTTCGGCTTTTGACAACCACTTAGACATATTTATGTCTAATGTTCGTCTTGCAGCATTAATTCGATTAAAACTTAAAACAGCTTGTTGTTCAAAATCAATAAACCCTTTAACAGCACCAGCGACCCAACTTGCTCCACCTAAAACTGCACTTAAACCTTGATAACTAAACCCGATTGTGGCAAAAGCTTCTTGTACTTTTCTAGTAAAAGAAGCTAATGAATTTAGTTGAACTTGTCCAAATAAAGGAATACTTACTTGTCGATTTAATATCTGGAAGTTCTCAGTTAATTTTTCTACTAAACGACTGACTCCGATAAAACCAGCAGCACGAACAGGTTCTCCAAATTGCCCTCCAAAAATCTTACCTATATCTCTAAACGACCTTGAAGCCAATTGTTTAGCAATTTTTTCAGCTTCCTTCCCAATACCCCTGTAAAACTTAAATGTATTACTAGCTTCCTTTGCTTGCGCTCGTTGCAACTTAGTCGTAACACCAAGCCTTTTATTCATTCGTTCTATTGCTTGTTCAGTTAAAAGATATTCTTCCGAACCTATTTGAAGAAGCCTGTTAACATTCTCTAGTTCAGATCTATAAGCAGTAAGAGAAGCAATAGTATCTCTTTTTCCTCCTTGCTGGAATTGTGTCTCCATTCCCAACAAATCTGTAACTCTCTTGAAACCTGTCATGTCAGTTCCAAGTTGCTTTATGTCACCAGCACCAAGCGCATATAATTTTTCTTGTGCTTCTATCCTTTTAAGTTGGGCAAGTCTTAATTTTTGTTCTGCTTTCTCTTGTGACTGGACAGCCGTTACATATTGTGCAGTACCAATCTTGACACCTGCTGAAAGTCTGGCAAAGGTATCAGCTTGCTTACTTAAAGCCGCCTCATTAGTAGCAAGAGCTTTTGTCCCATTCCGAACTGCAATTACAAATTTTTGAAGATTATCTGCTGATTTATTAAATTCGTCACTCTTCCTTCCATCAGTAGAAAAAGGAGAACCTGTCCTTTGCAGATCCCTCATTGCTGCTTTTATCTTTCTTATATCTCGTATGCTCTGAGTTACTTTCTCTTTCGGAAGAACTTCTACCTTGGAAGCAAGCTGTGTTAGACCTTTAACGGCTTTAGATATATTCCCTACTTCTTTAACTGTTTCTTTAATCCCTCCTCTTATTGACTTAGAAAAAGCCTCATTAATTTTATCTAACGACTTATCAATTCCTTTAAGAGATGCACCTAAATCTTTTACAGCTTTTCTTATCTGAGCGTCTTTCGCCTTAAATTCAATCGTCTTGGTATAAGCTTCAGCCACTCCTCTCGTACCAAACAATATTTCTTTATCTTACCTTGTTTGCGTTCTGCTAGCACTACCTCGTTGCGCTGCTTCTCTATCTTTTTCCATTTCATCATTCTGAATCTTAAAAAAAGCAGCCCAACCAACCATCTCTTCTCTTGTCAATTCTCTTGTTAACTCCTTAACAGTCTTGCCTAATTCTTTTGCTAACGAAAATAAAAAAATCCATTCTTTATTCGCTTTTCAAGTCTTTTTCTACCTCTTCCACCTCCTTATCCGAACCAGATTCAAGCATTGCTAATTGAATTTCTTGAAGGATAGAAGCCTCTACTTCTCTACGAAGGGTTGCTTTATCTCCATCAGCAAATAATCTTTTTCCTTTTTCATCTAATGCTTTTTCAATCATCAAAGATAAGGCAAAATTATTTGCATCATCTGTAGTACCAGACTTTTTCTGAATAGATTCTCTTTCCGCAATTGTTAATGGATGCCAAAAAATAGTAAGAACGACTTCACCATTTTTCTTTACATCATGTTGGTATAATTGACTAACTCCAAATTTATTGGATAAGAGTTCAACGGCTCTCATAAAAAATTCCTTACTTTAATAGGATAATAATACTATATTAGGCGATTGCTGAAAACTGACAAGTGATGACACCCAGGCAGTGTGACTCATCTTCATCATCAAGAACAATCCCAGGGCCAGATATTTCACTTACTCTTGGTGAGCAAGAATAAGTATCAACATAATCAGAAGCATTAACAGACGTTAAACCTGTAATAACTGACTCACTCACAGCAGCTAAAACAGATGTCCCTTTATTCTTTGGGACGTAAACTCTACACTGAACAAATCCTGCGTAAAAAGCACTTGCAGCACCTTGAGCTTGCTGAGTAGCTTGCCCGAAATTAACTGTCATTACTATATATTTCACCGTTTTTCCTGGTCTTGTATAACCAACATTGTCATAAACCATCTTTACAGTTGGATCGACATCCTTTACTGCATCTGTAACTGCTTTTTCAAAAGCTGCTCTTGTTTTTACGAGTGTCATACGTCTAATCCCTCAATATTTATATTAGGACGTTTATCAGTAAAGATTCTATCTACTTTCTGCCTTAACCCTTCTTTAAATAAACCTGAACCGTTAAGAATATACGCACCAACATGAGATTTAGGAGACTCTAAAGCTTTTTCCGTGTATTTAGCTCTATTGCCAATATAAATAGATTGATTGAACTTGTATTTAGTAGGAACCTTGAATCTTGGAGCAATATAATCTTTATTACCAATCCAAGGATTAATTTTCGCCTGATTATTCTGTGGCATAGAAGTTTTAGAGACTTGCCAACTAGAAGCAAAGAATCCAGTCTTCACAGGACTAACATCCTTAGATGCCAAATCTCTTGCAACTGAATTAATAAATTGACTTAAATGAGCCTCGGATTGATCCTCCCAATCTTTCAATATTGATTTTGTTAACTCTTTAGAGTTCTTAAATTCTTTTTTAGCCATTAGAACCTCACCAACAAAGTAAATAAATAAACTTGCCCACCTCTTTTTGTATCTATTTCAAGAATCTGAGCCACATGCGTTGATCCTGCATAACTTAATGTCACCTCATCTCTGAAAGTAGGTTGATGATCTCCTATCAAATCAGGCGTAACATATAACTTCGCTTGTCTTAATTCTCTTTCTTCATCCTGCTCTGATTTAATAAATTCAATAGGAACTTTTATATCAGAATAAGTTGTTGTAACTTCTAATTGTTTCCCTGCCGCTACGTTATAACTTCCTTCCGTCTTTACAGAATAAGTAATCGTAGTATCTAAAGCCGATCCAAGATCAGCAACTACGCTTTTAGCTAAAGATTTAAAAGCTGTGTCTAATGCTCCTGCCATAATTAACCTCTAACTACCCGAACTTGATAGCTGCCACTTCCACCAAGACAATAA